TTAGCCCGCTTCTTTCACTGCTCCTGTGGCGCTGGCCGACTCAGCTTTCAGCTTCTCAAGCTGCAGGCGTGAAATCTCAAGCTGAATCCTCGTGTGTTCGTCTTGCAGCGGCTGAATCACTCTATGCCAGCGCATAAAGCCGAACCAGATCCCCGAAATGGCGATCCCAAGAAGTACCCCGAGAGCTCGGTGGAAAAACTTCCGGTCGGAAGCAATTACCTCCAGTTGCCGCTCAAGTATCTGTTTTCTCACAGCATCTTTAGTAGATAGCTCTTTGGCTTCTTTCAACACTTCAAGCTCAGGAAGTATTGCTATCACCTGCTCATTGGCGGACTGCTGGACGTATAGAAACGCTCCTAGCGAGAAGATCAAGAGCAGCAACGAGAACAATGCATAGAACTTGTAGATGTTGTCAGTGGGGAGCGGAATCTTACTTTCCATGTAGCGAGCCACTAGCCGGTTAGGAAGCAAGAACCTTATCAGTCCCGGCACCTTACAGGCCATGGCTGACAACTCCGCTTTGAGCTAATGGCGATAGCCGCAGTGCCGATTCCAGGTGATCCGGCGACAGATGCGCGTAGCGCATGGTCATATTGATCGACGAGTGCCCCAGGATCCGTTGTAAGCCGAGAATGTCACCACCGGCCATCATGTAGTGACTGGCGAAGGTGTGCCGCAGGATGTGGGTCATCTGGCCCGGTGTGTCGAAGCCGCAACGCTTGTATGCACACCGAAAGGCCGACCGGCAGGGCATGAATAGCCGACCGTTTCCAGGCATACCCACCTTCATTGCCAGATCCTCAACATCCTTCGGAATCGGTACGGATCTCGACTGCCGATTCTTGGTTCGGTGGAAGTGAGCCTTACCGCCGTAGATCGCGGCACGGGTCAGCGACTCGGCTTCGTCCCAGCGGGCACCGGTAGCCAAGCAGAGCAGGGCAACGGGATAGGTGTGATTGTTGGTGGAGCGCTTGCACTCTTCGAGCAACTGGCGGATCTGCGGCAACGTGAGAAAGGTCAGCTCTACCTGATCGGTCCTGATCTGCCGGACATTGGCGAGCGGGTTCTTTCCTACCCAGGCCCCGAGCCGGATCAATTCCGAGAACACGGCAGACAGGTAGCGTTGCTCATGGTTGACCGTATGCGGCGACGCCACTTTCAAGCGCTGTTGCCGATACCGCGCCCAGGCCAGTGCGTCGAAGGACGAGGCGAGCGGATCGCCGAGCCGTTTGGCGATCGCCAGCGTTCTCGACAGACGTGTCTTCTCGTCTTTGAGCGTGCAGCCGTGCAGCTGGTGCCAGAGGTTTACAAGATCCGATAGCCGATCATCCAGCGGCCGCCCAGTTTGCGTCAGGCTTTTGAAGAAGTCCGTTTCGTAGCGCTGAGCTGCGGCCTTGGTCAGAAACCCTTTCTTGCGAATACGGCGTCCGCTTCTCCCGTTTTCGTAGAAGTCAGCCGTCCAGGTCTTACCGTCCTTGCGTGCCGTCATACAGCGCGACCCCACCGCACATGCCGCTCCTGAAGCAGGTTCTTGATGTGCTTGTACAGATCCCGCTCCGTCATATCCTTCGAGGCGTAGTGGTCACGAATGACCGGCCAGCATTCCCATTCCTTCAGTCGATCAAATGCGGTTTTAGCGCCCACTCGCTCCCGTGCCAGCAGGCTTACGAAGTTTCCCAGGAACAGTTCCACGTTCTTGCCCGAGAAGCCCCGTGACGTCTTGTAGTAACGCTTGTATTCCGTTTCATCGACCAGCGAATCGACCGGTACATCGACACGAATGTCGTCGCGGATCAGCGTCCAGATGGGCTCGAAATAGCCGGGGCGGGCGAGCAGCTTGAATTGACCCAGCCCGTAGCGCCACAGGCCGTCCAGATGGGCCGAGAATGCGGCATAGGAGTCCGTCTCGAGGGCTTGGCCGGTCCTTGCGTCAATCGAGCCGCTGGCGAACTGCTGGATGACCGAATGGTGATAGCGCAGCTCGATGCGCCATACATCTTGAGTCGGGTCGTAGTTCTCGGGATCGGTCGAATCGAACGAATCCCGGCGACGCCAGATGCTTTCACAGAAGTCGAGCTTATCGGTCGCGCGGGCCTGTTCAGTCTTGTTGTAGATACACAGCTGGACGCCACCAGCGGAACCGAACATCGACGTTTCACCACGACCGTAGACGCTGGACTTGGTGGCCCATTCAATCTGGTTGATACCCGTGATATCCCGGTGCGTTCTGGCGCGACAGTGCAGACGGGCTACCAGATCCACCGGTGGCTGCCAGCCCTGGAGATCCAACGCCAGATGGACAGCGCACTGGTTGCGTTCGCGGTGTGTCATCACGGCTGCGGCGTAGTAGTCCATCCGCTCTTGCAGACGTTCCGGTGACAGCGCGTCGATGGCGTGCGGCGACACTTCGATTTTCAGGTGTGGTCCGATCTGCTCCAGCTTGGCGTTGAAGTTCTTGATGAGCAGGATGAACCCGAGGTCGGCATTCTGGAGCTTGTACTGGTAGCCCGAATCCCGGCCAACCCGACCGGCATGCCAGAACTCGCCAGCGAACTGGACCATTGCGCCCGGTTTCTCAAACAGCGCCATGATCTCGGGGCGGATCAGCCCGCGGTACAGCTGGCGGACCGTATCGACGCCGCAACGCAGCAAGCGGACCTTGGATAGATCGACTATCCGAGCGGTGCCCGGGTCGACGAATAGTCTGCTTTCCGAGTCTTCCAACCCGGTCATGAGGTCGATTCGTTTGAAGTCCTTATTGGCCATTCTGTTTTCCCCTTTACTCTGGATTACTGTGGTTGCTTAGTAGTGGTTATCTGACGTGTTACAGGGACGTCAGCGGGGCGCCGCCGCGCCGACGCCGGCGCCCGATGCGCTACGCTGGCGAGCGCCGGCGTCTGGCTCGCGGCGCGTAGAACTGAGCGACGCCACTGGATCAATCACGCTGGTAACCGCACCTCGCCCCGTCCAGGGCGTGATGCGTTCGCCGTCGATGTCGCAGTACATATCCATCTGTCCGGCGAAGAAGCGGCACTCCCCGAGCGGTACAACGCGGGTCAGGCCACTGTTCGAGACGAGAACGACGCGCGCGGTCTTGCTCACTGGCTTGGCGTTTCCGGTGTTCTGCCAGTAGATCCCGTCTGACTCCGGCTCCTGCGGCGCAGGGGGACGCCATGAGCCCGCCGGGGCCATGACGTAGCCGCCCACGCGCCATGTCATCGACATGACCGGCCCTTCGGGTTTGCTGTACACGGCGGTTGCTGCGCGGGAGGTGCGTGATGGCGCTGGCTGGGGTTCAGGCGCTGCCACTGGCGCCGGCTCGGGTGGTTTGGGTACTACCGGCGTGCTGAAGAACGAGCGCACGCCCATCACGCCGAAGACACCGCACACGGTGACGATGCCGATCAGCCCCCACAGGCCCCAGGAGCGCAGCAGCGAGGCGCGCCCATCGGCTTTCGATTCATCACCCACATCGCCCGTGGCCGATTGCGTGGCCGACTTGTAGTAGCACCACACCGTGGGCTTGAAGGTCCCGGCGGTCTGCCGCAGCAGGGCGGTTTTCGGTGGGCGCTGGCCCTTGGCAGCGCCCCGGTAGATATCGACCCGGTAGTACTTCTTCGACTTCTTGACGATGCGGTAGGTGGTTTCGACCAGCAGGGTGACCCAGGTGGCGATCTGCTCCAGATCCTGAGTAACCAGCACCACGCGCATGGACTGGCCCTTTTCATCGACCCGGTGACGGTGCTCGGCGAGTAAGGCTTTGTCTTCGAGTGCAGCCGCGTTGGTCTTCTGCCCCTTCGGCCAGCGGCGCCAGAGCTCGTCGAGGACCAGCACGCAGCCGTTGGGGGCCAGCTCGGAAAGATCGCGGCGCTCGAACCAGTCCGGCGGTAACTGGGCGATGGTGCCGCCGAATTCGGCCAGCAAGGCATCGACCTCAAGGGGGATGTTCGTCACCACATGCCGGCCCTGTTTCAGGCTGGGGATGATGACGTGTTCAACGACTCCGTAGCTTTTGCCATGGCCGGGCATGCCGGTATATGCGTCGATCGCCATAGGTCACCCGATGATCGGCAGACGGCGGATGACGAAGCGGATCAGGTACGCCAGCAGTACCGTGGTGACGCCGAAGTCGAGCCGGAACATATGCGCGAAGAACAGTACCTCGTGCGGAATCGACTGCATCGCGTTGCCGGCCTGGTAGAAGAAGTCCGGCACTGGAATGGCGTTGAAGAACGAGACGATGCCTTCGGACAGCTGGAAGAAGATCCACTGCGGCAGGGTTTCGATGAAGTCGATGACCGAGTCGAAGGCATCCTGCAGCCATTTGAATATCTGGGCGGGGAACGCCCATACCCAATCGATGAAACGACCTAGCTTCTCAAGCATGGCGGCACCTCACGAGGACAGGACGATACGAACGCCCAGCAGGCACCAGACGGCCAGCATGAGCGCGGAGAAGATTCCGGAGATCTCGCCCCAGAGGGCGCAGTGACCATCGAAGGTGATCGGCTTGCCGAACAGGGTCACCGTCCCAGACGGGCAGGCACCGGAGCCGGACGGAAAGGAAATGGCACCGACCGCGCTGCCTAGGGGCGAGTTACGAATGCCGTCGAAGACGTGGGCAAGGGACTGCTCGAAGCCGGGGATCGTCTCAGCTCCGTCGAAGTAGGTTGGCGCAACGAACGAGCAGTCATCGCCGTCGCAGAAGCCGGGACCAGAGCCTTCGCCTTCTTCGTCGTCGCCTTCGCCATCCCCTGTTCCGCTGCCGCCACTGCCGCCCCGGAGCTTCCACCGTCGCCATTACCCGACCCATCGCCGTCACCGGAGCCGCCATCGCCTGACCCACCGCCAGAGCCGCCGCCAGATCCACCACCACCCGAACCGCCTCCGTCCGAACCATCGCCGGGGTCAGTGGGATCGGTTGGGTCCGTGGGGTCGGGATCTGGCGGGTTATTCGGGGAGCAGAAAGTGCCGTTGTAGGTGTAGCCCTCCGGGCACTTGTCGCCATCCTCGGGCGGTGGCGTGTCGTCCGGGTCCTGGGTATCGCCCTCGGACGGGTTCCCAGGGGTTTGGAGCGTATTTTCGTTGCACTCAATGCCGTTGCCGGAATAGGCGTAAACGCCGAATACACCGGGCGGGTTGCCGCTGGTGTAGACGTAGACGTTGGAGGCCGGGGTGTAGGTAAAGGCGTACTGGCAGCCACTGCCACAGACAGACCCAGGCGGGTCGACGGTGGGCTGGCCTACGGCGGCCTTCATCAGGTGTTCATGGCTGACGGTCTGGCCATTGGTGGCTTCGCACCGGTTTGGCTCGGGTTCTAGTGGTTCAGGCGGAGGATTGCAAAATAGACCGGTCGCACCGTGTTGGCAGCTTTCGGTATGCCATTCGTATGTGCCAATCGCATAGGTCGTGTAGCCCAGATTGGCGTAGCACTGGCCAGCGTAGGCGCTGCTAGCGCTGTACCCTGCCGGTGTTACGGCAGCACATGCAGCGGCGGCGCTTGTATAGCGCTTATCGCCAGTGCTTGTTCCAGAGCCAACAAAACTGCTGGCCGAGTACCAACTAATATCGACAGAGGCGAAAGCGGGCTGCGCAGACAGCAACGAACAGAGCAGCAAAAGGCTGCATATGCGAGCTTGAGTATTCATCCCTACCACCTCGAAAAGATCGCGTAAGCGCAGGCCGATCCGATGCAGAAGAAGGCGAACTCCCAGAGCGCTTGCATGGCTACCTCGCTAAGAGAAAGGCCGGCGCTAGGCCGGCCCGGGTTGCTGGTGAGCGTTACGAACGCAGGAAGCCGAGGACGACGCGGGCACCCTTGATACCGGCGTATACCGCTGCCAGCAGGGCTGCGACGGCGAGGACGCCGGTTGCGATGGTGGAGAAGTCCACGCCATCGGTCAGGGTGCTGTAGTCCCAGCCGGCAGCGTGGGAGGCAGACGCCGCGATGGCGAAGGGAACGGCCAGGGCCAGATCGCGGGAAACGCGTTTGAGGTTTTGCATGGTGGTCACTCCAAATGGGTTTTCAGGCGTGCTTGAGGAAGTCGAGAACGGCCTTACAGCCGATGCCGATCAACAGCACAGTGGTTACGAGCGTGAATCCGATCCCGAACACCTGGGCCAATACGGCGGGGTCCAGCTGGCTGGGGTCGAACTGTTCTGGAAGCTGGACCAAGACCCAGCCCCCGGAACACAGGGGCGCCCCGCCTGCATCGACCGAGACGGTGCCGTCGCAGGTGAGCGCGTAAGTCATTCGCCGGCCTGCTCAAGGTCGGCAGTTGCTTCGGAGGGTTCGCAGTCAGGGCAGACGGCGAAGTGGGGCGGCAGGCTGAGGTCGGGCAGCAGGTCGCTTTGCGGCGCGGGCAGCGCCATGAGCTTGCCCATGTCGTTTCCGCAGCAGTCGCAATACACCCGGTCATCGATCAGCATGGCCGCCCCTCCCGGTTAGTTCGCTTTGGCCTGTTCCGGCTGGGTGCCGGCTGGCTTGGCGGTTGGGGTCGGTTGCTGGGTCGGCTTGGCAGCCTGGGTGGCGGGCTTCACCGATTCCAGGTGCAGGCAGAGATTGTTGCCCTTCTGTTTTCCGGCTCGGGCAACCTCGAAGTGGATGCGGACGGTTTCCAGCGGCTCGAAGTTGGCGCCGGAGGCGAACACTTCGTCGGCCACTTCCAGGGGAACATCCATGCTGACGATGGACAGGCCGTTTTCGGTCTGGCCGTCCGGCTCATCGCCATAGAAGACTTTGACGATCTTTACTTCGCTGCCGTTTTGGCTGAAGGCGAGTTTCTGAGTGCCGAGAAATGCAACTTCCATAGTCGAACGTGCCATCTTGTGTTTCCTCAGTTAGTTGCGCGTTATTGCGCGGTTTGCCTTTTTGCGGGCCGAGAGAGCCCGAGCAGAGGAACTGTTAAAGTTCGCCTCTTGCCTAGGATTACGCGGCTTACAACGGGTTTGTGGTACTAGTTATACACGCCTGGAAAGCGTTTTTATCGCAAATTTAGAAATGTTATTAGTTGCTGTTAGTTTGTGGATTACTGTGGAATTAACTGTTTTCTAAACTTGGCCACTATTAATTCCAACTATTAACACCAAGGGCTTTGCCCTTGTCATCCCACTCTTGCCGCCGAGGGCTCGGGAGCGCGGGGCGGTGAAGCTGCCCCACACTCACGAGCGGAGGCTGTTTCTGTTCGTGCAGGGTCAAGGGTGCGCTCCGCCCGTGCTTCCGTTCGCCGGATCGGTGAAGCGTGATCCGACGAGCCGGGAGCGCGGCCCTGGACCTGTTCGGCTTCGGCGGGGGCGGTTGGCTTTAGCCCACCAGCTCGAACGGTTCGTGGATCGGGACGTAGGGCGTTGGCTTGCCCGAGTCGTAGATAACGCTCCACCACTTCGCCGGGCGCTCGGGTGGCGTGTGCTTCTCGCAGATAAAGGCCGGTTCCACTTCCCACTCCGAGACCAGAGGCTTCCAGGTTCCACCGACGCAGCCCATTTGCAGCGTGCGAATCGGCCGCGCAGAGGCGGGGCGGCATTGGGCGCAGCGTGTGGACGGGGAGGGAGCGGGGTTCGCCACTTCGCGTCCGGACCAGCAGACAGAGCAGTCGCAGTCCGGTGCGTGGGGAAGCCGGTTGTAGGCGCTCATGGTCGATGGCCTCATTCATCGGCGTAATCCCCCTGGCAGAACACCGACTTGCCCCGCTCGATGTCGCGGCGGATGCGGTGCAGGTTGATGACGCGGCGGCGGCTGATCTTCACGGTCGGGAGGGTGTAGGTTTCCACCCAGCCGCGCACCACGTCTTCGGTGATCTGCTCCACGCCCATCATTTCAGCCAGCACGAGCTGAGTGCAGAACGGCGCTTCCCGGAAGCTGACGATCCGTTCGGCTTGGCCTTCGATGGTTAACCCTGCTACTCCAGACTGTTCCATGTGATTACCCCTATAATCCGAATCACTATCGGCGCTATGGCTGGTAAATATGTACCAAGTACATGTGTTCATAATACATTCATGGCGCAAAATGTACATAAAACATCTATGGCATTTTTCAATGAGCGAAGGGATAACCGATAGAGGCTATCGATTGCTGGAGATCGCCAGCCTCAAAACCCTGGCTGACGCCGGCAGCACCGACTACGTGCGGTGGCAGAACATTAAGAGAGGGAAGGCTAGAATCGGCGCGAACGAAATCGAGATCCTCGGTCGCGTGTTTCCTGATTTCCGCTGGTGGCTGCTGACCGGCGAAGTGCAACCAGAAAACGGCCAAACAAGCCCCGACTACGACGAGGCCAACCGAAACTTGGCCAATCCAAACGCGGGATAG